TCAGGTCCATGCGGCCCCCATCGCCTTGAGGTGGGTTGCAACGCGGGCGGCAAGCACATCGACCTCTTCCTCCAGCTTTGGCAGCGGCATGGCATAGCGCTCGGCCAGCCCCTTGACCCGGGTGGAAAGGGCTTGCGCCACATGCGCGACCTGATCGGTCACGCGGGCCTCGATGGTGTCGAGCCACTTGTCCGCGACCACCAGCGTCTTGGCCTCCTCCTCGGTCAGCGTGCCATAGCGGTCGTGCACCTTTTTCCACAGGGCATCGTCCGCCGCCTTGCGCTTCTTCTTCGTGGCGTCGAGCGCGGTCATCACCTTCTGGTAGGCCTCAAGCGCCTTCCGTTCGTCGGCCATGTCCGGATCGCGGCCGATTTCCTTCAGCCGGGCCTTGAGCGCTTTGACGGTGATCTTTTGCTTGTCGCCTTCGCCCTCGATCACTTCGGCCAGCAGCCCATCTTCGCCCGCGCCCTCTTCGAGCTTTTCGGCAAGGTCCTGTTCCAGTTCCGCGATGCGGACGTCGAACGCATCGATCTCGGCCTGTTCGACCGCAAAGAATCGCGCCACCATTAGGCGGGCCGGAATGAGGTCCGAGGTGAACCGCCGCCGCCCGAGGACGTAATCACCCGGCTCCGGCCAGGCGAGCTTGCCGTCCTTGTTCTTGCGCTTGACGATCTCGCGCGGCTTGGCGCCAGCGACCCATCCGGTGGCCGCGATGACATAGGAGTCGTCCTGCAGCGCCTCGGCCCAGTAGTCCATCAGGTGCTGGTACACGTCATAGGGGTCGACCAGCGGCACCTTGCGGAAGGCTTCGAGCAGGTCCTCCGAGGTGGTTTCGATCAGCTCCTTCGGCTGGTCACCGGGCGCGAAGGCCCGGCAGGCCGCATCCGTCCTGCCCCGCCAAGCGGCAAAGGTTCCCGCGGCTGCGGTGGTGAATGTACGGAATTCCTCATGCTCCTCGATGCCAGCCTTCACCTCGGCGATCGGGCGGGTCAGTGACAGGTAGCCGGGCCGAAGGTCTTCGAAGAGTTCACCGCGCAGCGACGGCATGACCTTCCACCAGCCTTCCAGTGCGTCGATGTCCCGTTTCGGGATGCCGCCCTGCAGATGCGCGTCGATGTCGTGGATATCCTCGGGTTCCGAGGTGTCGATGTAGCGCGCCAGGTTGAGGTTGAAGACGTTGCGCGGGTCGGCGATCTCGTCGAAGGGCACCATCCGGGCATAGCCCGGCGCGTCCTCGCCCCGGCGGAAGGTGTCGACGATGCGGTGGATGTCCTGCTCGCGCAGGCGGTTCTTGGCGCCGTCCTTGCGGAAGCCCTTGGACGCGTCGATCATGAAGATGCCACGGCGGGCGGTGGCGTTCTCCTTGTCGAGGACGACGATACAGGCGGGGATGCCGGTGCCAAAGAACAGGTTCGGCGGCAGACCGATGATCGCCTTGAGGTAGCCGGACTTGATCAGCGCCTCGCGCAGGTCGGCCTCGGCATTGCCGCGGAACAGCACGCCATGGGGAAGGATGCAGGCGGCCTTGCCACTGCTTTTCATGGTGCGGATGATGTGCAGCAGATAGGCGTAATCGCCCTGCTTCTTGGGCGGCGCGCCCCATTCGAACCGCTTATGCTTGTCCGTAATGGCGCCCTTGTCGTCATAGCTGAAGCCGGTGCTCCATGCCTTATCCGAGAACGGCGGATTGGCGACGACATAGTCGTAGGTCCGCAGGCGCTCCCCCTCAAGGAATTTGGGGGTTGTCAGGGTGTTGCCCGCGACGATCTTTGCCGTCGGGAAGTCGTGCAGGATCATGTTCATGCGGGCGAGACCGGCGGTGGTCACGTCCTTTTCCTGGCCTTCGAGCGTGATCCGCTTACCTGCCTCGGCCGCGACCTTGAGGAGCAGAGAGCCCGATCCGCATGTGGGATCGTACGCGGTGGTTCCGGCAACTGTGTTCTTAGGCGAAATGCCGATCACCTTGGCAATGATCCGGCTGACCTCCGACGGGGTATAGAACTGCCCCTTGCTCTTGCCGCTTTCGGTCGCGAAGTGGCGCATCAGGTATTCGTAGGCGTCGCCCAGAATATCGTCGTGGTCCGCGCGATTCTTCGCGAAATTCAGATCCGGGCTTGAGAAGATGGAAATAAGGCGACCCAGCCGGTCAACACGGTCATTGCCTTCGCCAAGCTTGTTCGGATCGTTGAAGTCGGGAAAATCCGTTCGCGCCAGCATCTCGTTGGCATCAACGAGCGGCTGAATCACCTGCGTGTTGATCAGATCGCCAATATTCGGGTTTCCCGTTAGGGCGGCCATGTCATTGAAGCTCGCGCCCTTTGGAATAATGATTGGCGGCTCCAAGTCATCGCTGTCGCCGTATTTGTCAGAAACATATTTGATAAACAGCATGAACAGGACGTAGTCTTTGTATTGACTCGCATCCATTCCGCCGCGCAGCTCGTCGCATGATGCCCAGAGCGAGGAATAAAGATCTGATTTCTTAACTGCCATTTCGTCTTTTCGGCCCCATGTCGTCGAAGAAGGCCATGAGGGCTCTTCGGGTTGATTGTGATTTTTCGGGCCAGAGTAGCGATCAAGGGGGCCGCCTTCCAGAGCCAACTGCCATGGAGTGGCAGTGGCTTACGTTGCGAGAACGCTGCGGCGGCTACGAATGATCGCGGTCGAGCTCGATTGCCGCGCCTTGGCTCATCCACTCCACCGGGAACGGCTCCAGCACCCGCGCCAGTGTCACCTCCGGCCGCTGCCTTCCGTCCAGGATCGCCTCAACGATGTCTGGCGCCAGCAGGGTCAGGCGCAGGACGCGGGCCATGTAGGTGAAGGCGATCCCTTCGTTCTCAGCCAGTTCGGAAATCGACGCGAACTCGCCCGACTCCAGCATCCGCTTCCAGCGGAACGCGCGGGCCAGCGCCTTGACCAGCGTGTTGTCCGTCCGCCGCGGTTGCGTGGCGCCCTCGGGCAACCGCATCTCCTTCCTCCCGCCGCGCTTCACGATCCTGAATGGGACGTGGAGAGTAACCGTCTCCGGGATCGGAGCACCGCGGGTCATGCTGCCGCCTCGATGCCACCGGCCAGCATCTCGCGGGCAAGGCCGCCGAGCCCGTCGACGCGCAGGCGGACGTTGAGCCCGTCAGAGCTGATGTCCACGCGCTCGACCAGCAGCGCTACGATGCGCGCCTGCTCGGCGGGGAAGAGTTCGTTCCACAGCGGGTCGAGCTGCTGAAGGGCGGCACGGGCGTCGGCCTCGGTGATATCCTCGTCATGTGTCCGCACCGCTCTGAAGGTGCCGGCCACGATCTCCGGCTGGCGGAACACGGCGCGGAGCTGGTCTATGACGGCGCCCTCGATCTCGCCCGCAGGCACGCGGCCGACCGGACACGAACCAGCACCATGCTTCAGCACGGTCTGACTGACATAGTAGCGGTAGAGACGATCCCCCTTCCGAGTATGCGTCGGCGAGAAGGCCGCGCCATCCGGGCCGAACAGCAGCCCCTTCAGCAGTGCGGGCGTCTCAGCGCGGGTGCGCGCGGCACGCTTGCGCGGGCTCTCCTGCAGGATGGCGTGGACGCGGTCCCACGTCTCGCGGTCGATGATGGCGTCGTGCTCGCCGGGATAGCTGTCGCCCTTGTGCACCGCCTCGCCGATGTAGGCGCGGTTGCTCAGCATCCGGTAGATGTATTTCTTGTCGATCCGGTTGCCGCGCGGCGTCTGAATGCCGCGTTTCGTGATCTCTCTCGCCAGCTCCGTGCCCGACCCGATCTCGAGGAAGTGGGCGAAGATCCAGCGGACGTGCGCGGCGGCTTCCTCGTCCACCAGCAGTTTGCGGTTTTCCACCCGGTAGCCGTAGGGCGGCACGCCCCCCATCCACATACCCTTCTTCCGGCTGGCGGCGACCTTGTCGCGGATGCGCTCGGCCGTCACCTCCCGCTCGAACTGGGCAAAGGAGAGCAGGATGTTCAGCGTCAGCCGACCCATCGACGTGGTCGTGTTGAAGGACTGGGTCACCGAGACGAAGGTCACGCCGTTCCGGTCAAACACCTCGACCAGCTTGGCGAAGTCAGCCAGCGAGCGGCTGAGCCTGTCGATCTTGTAGACGACGACCACGTCGACCAGCCCGTCCTCGATGTCCTCCAGCAGCCGCTGCAGGCCGGGGCGTTCCAGCGTGCCGCCCGAGATGCCGCCATCGTCATACTGATCGCGGACAAGCACCCAGCCCTCAGACCGCTGGCTGGCGATGTACGCCTCGCAGGCCTCGCGCTGGGCATGCAGGCTGTTGAATTCCTGCTCCAGTCCTTCCTCGGAGGATTTCCGGGTGTAGACGGCACACCGCAGCTTACGGACGACCTTCGATTTTTCGGGCGGCTTCGTCATTTCCGCCTCCTGTGGTTCTTGAGGCCGAAGAAGACCCACCCGTTCCAGCGGGTGCCGGTGATCGCGCGGGCGATGGCGGACAGCGACTTGTAGGGCCGCCCCTGCCATTCGAAGCCGTCGGCGGTGACGGTGACGATCTGCTCGACGCCCTGCCATTCGCGAAGGAGGCGCGTGCCAGTGATCGGGCGGTCACGGTCGAGGCGCAGGCTGCGCTTCTTCCTGTCGCCGCCATCCAGTTCCTCGCCCAGCCGTTCCAGCCGCCGGATCGTCTCCGGCCTCAGCCCGCCATAGGCGAGTTCCTGGATGCGGTAGGCCAGGCGGGATTCGAGGTAGCGCCGGTTGAAGGGTGGCGGTTCGCTGTCGAATAGATCACGCCACTGCTTCTTCAGGTCGGGCGTCGGCGTGGTCTTGAGCGCGGCCAGGCGCGCGGGGATGGGATCGGGCTTGTTCATGCATTTCTCCGGTGAGTTGGAGTTGCATGACGGCATTGGTCGGGCGGAGAGTGTAGGCAACGTTCTCCAGTATCGTCAGATACTTCGCCCCCATCCCGCATCCGTAGCCGAACCAGCCCGGACGCCAGCAGGCCGCACAACTCGGCGCGGCGTTCTGCGGGCGTCATCTTGTCGGGCGGGAGCGGATTGGGGCGTTTCATGCGGGCCTCGGAGCAGTCGTCTCCTCTGGCCTCTACTCGTCGATGTCGGAAAGCGTCCCAGCCGATCCCGCGCAGGTTGATGAATCACACGAAAGAACGTATCAAGAACACTGGTTTTGCCGGAAAGGGGATTCGTCGTGGCCGGCAATTTGAAGAAGTTCGTGAACCCCCGGTTCATCAAGACCATCGATCTTGCCCTTATGAAGCCGCTGCTGGCGCGGCACGAGGGCAAGTACAAGGGCTTCTCCGTCGACCTGCTGGACCAGGAGGAGGATGCCGCCCGCGAGGCGCTGGAGAAACTGCTGACCGGCGCCGAGGACAGCTATCCGGAGGGGCTGCGCGGCGATCTGCACCGCATCGCGGAACTTGGCGATGCCCGCGGCCTCGAAATCATTCAGGCGCAGGCCGCCCGTCAGGGCGTCGATCTGTTCCCCGACATGAAGACCGGCGACGAGGACGCGCCGAACAAGGCGCATGATCCCAAGCACATCGCCGTCCGGGTCTTTCTGGAGCATCCTGACCTCTTCGACGCGGCCGCCGACCATATGGCGATGCTCACTGCCGACCGCCTGCATGAATATGCCGGACGGGAACGGGGCGTCGCGATCGACCTGACTGAGGATAAGGTCGAGGCGTTCCGGACGGCCGTTGCCGCGCTCTTCCGTGACGCGTTTCTCGGGGACTACTGCCGGGTGGGCGACTACGACGACGATGACGAGATCAACCTCGTGGTCAGCCACGGCTCCATGGTCTCGACCATGCCGGTCGTCGAGGGCCAGGTCGAACGGGTCATCAGCGTACGCCAGATTTCTCACGCCGTGTTGCGATACTCCGAGAACACCGGCATGTTGCGGCTGGCTCGCATCCGGAAGGCGCATCAGCCCGAGATCGCGGAACTCTTCGCCTCGATCATCCTAGACAGGCCCGGCTTCTTCGACGGCGACGATGCGCAGGACCTCTATACCCTGCGCCCGGTCGAACTGGCCGGACCGGGCTTCGCCTTCGATGCCGCCTACGATCCGCTGATCGACAAGGTGCTGATCATCGAGGCGGCGGCCGACCTGATGGCACCCGGCAAGAAGGGGTATCCCCGCGTGGTGCGCACCCTGCGGTCGCGGGATCTCAGCGGTGACGCGCTCCAGCATTTCGGCGGCACGCCGGTCTCTTTCGGCGGCGCCTGGAGGCTGGGCGAGCTCGTGTTCCGGATCCTGTTCAAGGGCGACGGCAAGCGCCAGCCGCAGGTCACGGTCAAGCTGCGGCCCCCGGGCGTCGTGCAGTTCCGCCGCACCCAGCACGAGGCGCGGGTGATGAAGCTGATCGAACGGAACGGGCTGATGAATGACCGAGACGATTTTGAGGTTGTTGACGCGGCTGAGTGAGGCTGGCAACGACGCGATCCTGTCCGGCGAGCTTGCCGCGCCGTTTTTTGGTCCGGTTTTCGACCGGCTGCTGGCGAAACGTGTCCTCGTCGAACAGGCGCCGCTCTCCGATTGGGACGTCTGCGACGGCTGCGAATGCGGGCTCCCCTGTCGGCCGATCCGGAAAATCGGCGATGCGTTTCGGGCTGAGTGCCCGTTCGATCATCGACAGGACATCGAACTCACCGAAGATGATGTGCGCGTGTTCCGCATCGGCGCTGATGGGCTGGCATCCGTGATCGGCGCCGCAGCAGGGTTCGCTGCAGCCCCGAAACGCGCCGCGGAGAAGGTCTGGCGGCTCGGCGATACGCCATCGGGGCGCGCAGTGTTTCTTGCGCTGGAGCCCGCAGCCCTGACCGGCGACGGCATCATAGCATCGTTGCGCCAAGCGGCGCAGGGCCCGGACGTCACGATCCTCGCGCCGCAGTTGCCAGCGGAGATTGCCCGGCGACACCAGGATGCGGGCTTTCATCTCGTCGAAATCCTCGAGGTGCTGACGCCCGCCACAAATGGCCTCGGCGGCACAATCGACATCGCGGCTCTGGCGCCGATCCCGCTGGCGCCCGTGCTTCGTGTTCGGAGGGCGGCGGCCGAGGTTCATTGGGACGGTCGTTCCGTCATCCTGTCGCGTCAGATTTTCCCCGTGTTCGAACGCCTGCTCGAGAAGGCGCTGTCGCGCGATCAGGTCGCCTCCGGGTCTCATGTCGAAGGCACCACGGCGCGCGAAGCCAAGGATCTGATCCGGGAGCTGCGGGATGCCTTCAAGGCTGCCGGGTTCACCGATGGCGAGAGCAAGGCCCTGATCGAAACGGTGCGCAACCGGGGCTACCGGCTCAGCGTCCATGCATCAGACATCGTGGTCGACGGTTGAAAAGGTAACCAGCAGCGTCTCGCGCGCTTCCTTCCTTGAGTCCGCTTTCGTCAGCTGGAGCCGGGTCGGTCCAGCTCGCATTTAGCCGATCATTGCCATTCGCTTCCGCAATGCCGCCGCCAGCTCCGCTGCTCCGTCGATCTCGGCGATGACCGGCTCGAGATCCAGACCGTGATACTGGCCGTATTCCTCACGCACGGCATCAGCCACCGAGAGTTTCCACGAGGTAGGATCAATCATGATGGCGCCAGCGTCGAAGAGCCTGTGCAAGTCGGCGCGAAGAGGAATGCCATTCCATCCTTCATCGCCGCCGCCGCTGGACACAGGCAGAACGTGTGCGGCTTCCAACGCCATCAGCGTCTCGCATCCTGTCACAACACAGCGCGCGCCGAACATCTCAAAGACGGCGCGGCGAAACCGAGCTTGGCCCGGGCGCTCCCAAACTTCGGCGAGGCGGCGCTGTCGCTCAGTCGCGTTTTCCGCCTCGTCCTCGGGGCTGTCGATCAACTGGAACCCCAACTTCTCGAAGTATTTCCTGAAAACATTCGTGATGGGATTAGCGGTCATTGGGTTGCCGGCAATCTCGTTTGCCAGACGTCCCAGCGGTTTTACCGGGTAGGCCGCGCCTTCGTGCATCAGAAAACCCGTGCTCGACCGGCGCTTCTGTCCGTTTGGCTTGGGATAGCTTTCATATAGCCATTCCTGCCCGTTGGTTTTTGCCAAGCGGATCGCTTCCATGGCGTGCTTCCGGTCAAAAATTAGGTCTGCCATCGTCGAGCACGCCTCCGTCGCTATAAATGTTCATGGAACTTATCCCGGCACTCTCAAGTCGCGCAATCATCAGCTTCACGCGGTCGAAGTACAGTATTCACCGCGGGGATCCGCCATCGACAGCAGATATAATGAGCGCGTTATCCATGCGTGGTTTGGCGATTTATGGTTTTAGTGGCCGCTAAGCGGTCCGCGTCGGCCCTTCTATTCTAACCCGGCGACCGGAAATGGCGCGACCCACCAAACCCCCACCTTATTCCCACCCCGTTCCCACCTGCGCGCCGACCGCATCCGGCACCTTGGGCTCATCAGAAACGATGACCGAGGCGCACACCGATGCAGATCGAACTCTCCCCCGACGACATTGAAACCATCATCCGCGAGGCCGATGCGGCGGCACAGCGGCTCCGGCACAAGCTGTGCCTGCCGGTCTGCGAACGCCAGGATCTGGGCCAGGACCTCCTGATAGATCTGCTCCGCCGCTTGCCCGCCTACGATGCCTCGCGTGGCAGCATCGGCGCCTTCGCCAACATCGTCCTGCGCAACCAGTCTTCGCGGATCGCGATGCGCCATCACCGCCAGCGCCGTGCGCAGGGTGGGTCGCTGCTCTCGCTGGAGGTGCCGCTGGCCGGAGCCCGCGAGCCGGTCGGCGACACGCTGACCGAGGACGACGGGCTTGCCGCTTGGCACGGCCAGACCTGCTGCCCCGCCGCTGTCACCGAACTTCACCACGCCCTGCAGGCCGCCCTCGCGCGGCTCCCGGCCGAGGATCGCCGCTTCTGCGCGGCGCTGGCGCATCGCCCCGTGACCGCGCTCGCGGCCGAGGGTTTCGGCAGCCGGTCCGCGCTCTACCGCCGCCTCGCAGATCTCCGTCACGTGCTCACCGCCCACGGTCTCGGTCCCGCCTGGGACGATCTCGCGGCGGCCTGAGTAGAGGCGAAAGGAGGAGATCATGTTCATGGGCACCACCCCCTTTATCACGGTCCGCGCCCGCCGACCGCTCACCGAGATCGAGTTCTGCGCCTGGGTGGCGCAGGCCGTGCCGGGCGACCGGCTGGAATACCATCGCGGCTTTCTGGTCCTCGACATCTTCCCGATGTTCGCCCGGCTCCCGGATCAACAGCGCGCGGAATTGGCCCGACTCGGGTCGCGCGCCTTCTGGGCCGCCGAACAGGGCCTCGTGCACCTGGTGCAGGAGCGCACGGGCCCCGACCAGTTCGCCTACATCGCCGTCGCCCGCCCCAAACCGAAGGCCGCAGCCGTGTCGCTGTCCGCGCTTCTGCTCGCCGAGCGGGAGGCCGCGTGATGACCGCCTTCCAATTCCTTTTTGCCGATCATGGAGACCCTTACATGCCATTCCCCGCGAACACCCCCACCGTCGACGACCTGCCGGGCCTCGGCTTGCAGGACATCGCCCAGCTGCCCGTCGAACTGCTGGCCATCCTGCAGCGCGACGTCGACGAGCGCATCAAGCGCGACAAGGCCGCGAAGGCCCGCCTCGATGGCGCGCTGACCGTCCGCTACGCCACCCGCGCCGCCGAGGAACGGCAGGCGGCGGGCAAGGACACCGGCACGATCCGCTTCGACGACGGTGATTTCACCGTGGTCGCCGATCTGCCGAAACGGGTCGATTGGGATCAGGATCGCCTCGCCGCCATGGTCGAGCGCATCCGCGCCGCCGGGGACGATCCCGCGCAGTACGTGGACATCGCCTTCAAGGTGCCCGAGCGCAAATACGCAGCCTGGCCCGACGCCATCCGTGCCGGTTTCGAACCCGCGCGCACCGTCCGGCCCGGCACACTGAAGATCGAGATCGTCCCGCAGGGGGGCGATCAATGAGCCTCCCGATCATCAGCGCCGACCAGCGGCTGGCCGAGCCGCGTGGGATCAAGGGTTGCATCTTCGGCAAGTCCGGCATCGGGAAGACCTCGCTCCTCTGGACGCTGAACGCATCGACGACGCTGTTCATGGATCTCGAGGCGGGCGATCTCGCCATCGAGGGCTGGGCGGGCGACAGCATCCGGCCGCGGACATGGACGGAATGCCGGGATTTCGCGGTGTTCATCGGTGGGTCGAACCCGGCGCTGCGCGACGAGCAGCCCTACAGCCCGGCGCACTACAAGGCGGTCTGCGACCGCTTCGGCGATCCGGCCGCGCTCGACCGCTACGACACGATCTTCGTGGACTCGATCACCGTCGCCGGGCGGCTGTGCTTCGGCTGGTGCAAGGGCCAGCCCGAGGCGCTGTCGGAGAAGACCGGCAAGCCGGATGTGCGCGGGGCCTACGGGCTGCACGGCCGCGAGATGATCGGCTGGCTCACCCATCTCCAGCACACGCGGGCCAAGAACGTCTGGTTCGTCGGAATCCTCGACGAGAAGCTCGACGACTTCAACCGCAAGGTGTTCCAGCCGCAGATCGACGGCTCGAAGACCGGGCTCGAACTGCCGGGGATCGTCGACGAGGTGATCACCATGGCGGAGCTGAAGGCCGATGGCGGTCCCTATCGCGCCTTCGTCTGCCACACGATCAACCCCTGGGACTTTCCGGCCAAGGACCGCTCCGGTCGGCTGGATCAGGTCGAGGAGCCGCATCTCGGCCGCCTCATGACGAAGATCCGCGCCCCCGTCGCGCCAGCGCCCAAGCGCCTGACCTACTCCCCGCCGCCCGCCAATCCGGCGGCTGACGCCGAATCCCCATCGCAATCCTGATCAGAAAAGGAGGTTCCCCATGGGTTCCTGGAACGATTTCAACGACGCGCAGAGCAACAGCAACCTGATCCCGAAGGGCACGCTGGCCAAGGTGCGCCTGACCATCCGCCCCGGCGGCTTCGACGATGCCTCGCAGGGCTGGACTGGCGGGTATGCCACGCGCGGCTCGACGGGTGCTGTCTATCTGAACGGCGAGTTCACGGTGACCGAGGGGCAGTACGCCCGGCGCAAGGTCTTCACCCTGATCGGGCTCTACAGCCCGAAGGGGCCGGACTGGGCGAATATGGGCCGCAGCCTCGTGCGCGGCATGCTGAACTCGGCCCGCGGGATTTCCGACAACGACATGTCGGCCGAGGCGCAGGCAGCACGACGGATCAACGGCTTCGCCGATCTCGACGGGATCGAGTTCATCGCCCGCATCGACATCGGCACCGACGCCAGCGGCGACGACAAGAACGAGATCCGCAGCGCGGTCACGCCGGATCATCGCGACTACGCGCAGATCATGGGGACTGCACCGCTGCAGTTCGGCGGACACGGTGCAGCCGGACATGCCCCGCAGCAGACCACCCCTGCGGCGGCGCCACATCAGCCCAGCCAGCCCGCTTCCGCCCCCGGGTTCGCCGGTCGGCCGAGCTGGGCGCAGTAAGGGGGAGACCGGCCATGCGCCTGCGCCCCCGCCAGAAGACCTTCGTCGAGCGCAGCGTGGCTGCGCTCGCTTCCCGCGGCAACACGCTGGGCGTGGCGCCCACCGGCGCGGGCAAGACCATCATGCTCTCGGCGGTCACCGGCGAGATGATCGGCGAGGGCGCCAAGGCCTGCGTGCTCGCCCATCGCGACGAGCTGACGGCGCAGAACCGCTCCAAGTTCCAGCGCGTGGTGCCGGGCGTCGCCACCTCGGTGATCGACGCCACCGAGAAGTCCTGGGGCGGCCAGGTCGCCTTCGCCATGGTGCCGACGCTGGCGCGGGCCTCGAACCTCGCCGAAATGCCGCGCCTCGACCTGCTGGTTGTCGACGAGGCCCACCATGCCGTCGCCGACAGCTACCGCCGCATCATCGACCGGGTGCGCGAGGCCAATCCCGACGCCCGGATCTTCGGGGTCACGGCCACGCCGAACCGGGGCGACAGGAAGGGCCTGCGCGAGGTTTTCGACAACGTCGCCGATCAGGTGCGGCTGGGCGAACTGATCGCCTCGGGCCATCTCGTGCCGCCGCGCACCTTCGTCATCGATGTGGGCGTGCAGGACGAGTTGCGTTCTGTGCGCAAGACCATGTCGGATTTCGACATGGCGGAGGTGGCGGGCATCATGGACCGCGCCCCCGTCACCGACGAGGTGATCCGGCACTGGAAGGAGAAGGCAGGCGACCGGCAGACCGTGGTGTTCTGCTCCACCGTCGCCCACGCCGAACACGTCACCGACGCGTTCAGGGCAGCTGGCGTTTCCGCCGCGCTGATCCACGGCGATCTGGCGGCCGAGACCCGCAAGGCGATCCTCGCCGACTACGAGGCGGGCGACATCCACGTCATCGTCAACGTGGCGGTGCTGACGGAGGGTTGGGACCATCCGCCCACTTCCTGCGTCGTGCTGCTTCGCCCCAGCTCCTACAAGTCCACCATGATCCAGATGGTCGGGCGCGGACTGCGCACCGTCGATCCCGAGGAACATCCCGGCATCGTGAAGACCGACTGCGTCGTGCTGGATTTCGGGACTTCGAGCCTCACGCACGGAACGCTGGAGCAGGATGTCGATCTCGACGGGCGGGTCCCGACGCCGGGGGAAGCGCCGACGAAACTCTGCCCGGAATGCAAGGCCGAGATCCCGATCGCGGTCACCGAATGCCCGATCTGCGGGTGCGAACTGCCGCGCGAAGGCGCGGAGCCAATCGACAGCTTCGTCATGACCGAGCTCGATCTTCTCGAGCGATCGAGTTTCGCGTGGGTGGACCTGTTCGGCGACGACGCCGCGCTGATGGCCAACGGCTTTCACGCCTGGGGCGGCGTGTTCTTCCTCGAGGGCCGCTGGCACGCGGTCGGGGGCGCCAAGGGCAAGGCGACGCGGCTCCTGAGCGTGGGCGAGCGCATCGTCTGTCTCGCGCAGGCCGACGACTGGCTGAACGAGCATGAGACCGACGAGAGCGCCTTCAAGTCGAAGGGCTGGCTGAAGCAGGACGCGACGGAGAAGCAGCTGAACTGCCTGCCGCCCGAGTTCCGGCGCGATTACGGCCTGACGCGCTATCGCGCCTCCGCGCTGATCTCGTTCCAGTTCAACAAGCGCGACATCCGGCGCCTCGTCACGGCGGCCGAGCCCGAGCGGAGGGCGGCGTGAATCATGTCGCGCAAGTCCCATCCCCGCCCGCAGCGCCTGCGGATTGCCCGAAGCGTATTCGGCTCTGGCACCCGCGCCTCAAGCCTTGCGCCGTCTGTCTGCGCCCCGCGCGCGGCTTCGGTTTCTTCAACCCCAACAGACCCCGCCCCCGCGAACACCGCTGGTTTTGCTCGATGCACTGCCAGGCGTTCTTCGCGGCCCGCCACCGGAAAGGACTGACCATGCAGGGAACCACTGATGAAGAACGCCTCGCCATAGCGATGGTGATGAAGCGGCTCGGCACGACCATGGACGAGATCGGCTGGGACAAGCGGCTACGGGATCTGGATGCGACAGAGGTCACCGCGCTGATCGAGGAGGTTCTGGAGGGCTATGGCGCCGAGATGTCGCGCATCGCCGCCAGGAGCGAGGTGCCGTTCTGATGCTGGATTTCAACCCGCGCCCCTCCATGGCCGAGCGGATCAACGCGCTGGTCGACGCCGCGCTGATCGCCGAGCGGGAGGCCACGCCGCCCCGAACCTATCTCGGCGCGTCCCGTCTGGGACATGCCTGCGAACGCGCGTTGCAGTTCGAGTTCGCAGGCGCGCCCAAGGACGAGGGCTCGGACTTCGGCGGGCAGACTCTGCGGATCTTCGAGATCGGTCACCAGCTCGAGGATCTGGCGATCCGCTGGCTGCGGGCGGCCGGGCTGGACCTCTACACCCGCAAGGGCAACCGCCCCGATGGCGAACAGTTCGGCTTCTCTGTCGCGGGCGGCCGCATCCGTGGCCATGTCGACGGGGTCATCGCGGCGGCACCGGCCGCGCTCGGTCTCCGCACCCCGGCGCTCTGGGAATGCAAGACGATGAACGCGAAGAACTGGCGGGCCTGCGTCAAGGACGGGGTCGCCGTCTCCAAGCCCGTCTATGCCGCACAGATCGCGATCTACCAGGCCTACATGGAGCCCTCGGTGCCGGGCGTTTCTTCAGCCCCGGCACTGTTCACGGCGATCAACAAGGACACGGCCGAACTGCATCACGAGCAGGTCGCCTTCGATGCCGATCTGGCGCAGCGCATGTCCGACCGCGCGGTGCGGATACTCCAAGCCACCGATGCCGGCGAGCTGCTGCCCCGCATCGCCGCCAGCCGCGACTTCTTCGAATGCCGGTTCTGCGCCCATGCCGAACGGTGCTGGGGGTTGGCGGCATGAGCGACGACAAGATCATCCACTTCAATCCATGGCGGGATTTCAACGACGCGGCGCCGCTGCCCGATCCCTTCGCCGTGGAACCGGACCCCGCGCAGATCGCGCGCTTCGTCGACGTGGTCTTCGGCTATTCCGAGGGACTGATCCCTGTCCGTGGCTTCGTGGACAAGGGTCAGGGCAAGGACGGCCGGCCCCACAACATCTGGATCGACGCGAACGGCGCGGCGCCCGACAAGCTCGCCACCTTCGCCGCCTGGGGCGCGCGCGAGGGAGCGGCGGTCTATGTCATTCCCGGCACGGTGGCGGAAAGCGGACAGGCGCGTGCCGCCGATGTACTGCAGATGCAGAGCGTCGTCGTCGATCTGGACGCAGGCGACATCCCAGCCAAGCTCGATCACCTCGTCCACCACCTCGGGCGACCGACGCTGATCGTCGAGAGCGGCGGGCGCACAGCCGATGGCGCGACCAAGCTCCATGTCTGGTGGAAGCTGACCGAGCCCGCCGAAGGCGCCGAACTCGCGCGGCTTTGCCAGTTGCGGGGCGATATCGCGCTCAAGGTCGGCGGCGACATGCATTTCCGCTCGGCGCACCAGCCGATCCGCGTCCCCGGCACGGTCTATCACAAGGGCGGCCAGGAACGGCTCGTCCTGATCCGTGAAGCCAGCGATCTCGAGTTCGATCTGGCCGACATGCTCGAGCGCGCGGCCGAAATGCCGCCCATGCCCGGAGTCGGCATGGCGACGGCCGAGCTGCGCGAGAAACCCTGCGTGGACGCAGCCCTTACCACACCGGTCCGCGAGGGCGGCCAGGACGCCTGGACGCGGTTCGAAGGCGTCAGCATGGCCATCGGACACTATGTCCGCATGGCGCATGAGGGGCGGATGAGCCGGGAGGAAGCCTGGCGCGCGATCGGCGAATACAACGCGGCGATGATCCGGCCGAACTGGCCAGAAGACCGTCTCTGGGTCGAATACGAGCGGCTTTGGGCGCTGCACATCGCGAGGAACGGCCCGCCGCTCATTCGGAACGACGGCGCTCCGGCGGCAAGAGAGATCGCCACCTTCACCTTGGGCGCGCTGCTGGACGACGGCACGCCGATGCCCGACGACATCATCGGCCCGCGCGTCCTGACCCCGGGCGGCATGCTGGTGCTCGGCGGCGCGCCCAAGGTTGGCAAGAGCGATCTCGTCATCAGCTGGCTGGTGCACATGGCTGCCGGTGTGCCGTTCCTTGGCTTCACGCCGCCACGGCCGCTGCGCGTGTTCTATCTGCAGGCCGAGATCCAGTACCATTATCTGCGCGAGCGCATGCAGCAGATTGGCCTGCCACCCGAGGTGATGGCCGCCGCCCGCGAAAATCTTGTCGTCACGCCGAAGCTGAAACTGCTGCTCGATGCGGGTGGCAGCGCGCTGGTCGCGCAGGCGATCCAGCAGGCGTTCCCGGACGAGCCCGTCGACATCCTGTGCATCGACCCGATCCGCAACCTGTTCGACGGCGGACCTGACGGCGGTGGCGAGAACGACAACGCCGCGATGATGTTCTTTCTCATGGACCGGGTTGAGGTGCTGCGCGACCACGTGAACCCCGACTGCGGGATCATCCTGATCCACCACACCAAGAAGCTGAGCAAGCATCAGGTGAAGGAGGATCCGTTCCTCGCGCTTTCGGGCGCCAGCGCGCTGCGGGGCTTCTACACGTCCGGCCTCATCCTGCACCGCCCCGACGAGGACGCGTCAGAGCGCAAGCTGGAGATCGAACTGCGCAACGGCCCGGCGCTGCCTTCGAAGCTGATCGACAAGGTGCGCGGCCAATGGGTCGAGATCAACCCGATGAACGAGCGCCTCGTGCGCGCCGAGGTGGGCGCCAAGCATGACGCCGAGCGCATGCGCAAGAACGACGTCATCCTCGGTCTGCTCTACGAGGAGGCGCGGCGCGGCAAGCTCTACACCTTCGCCCAGTTTTCCGAGGCATTCGAGAATACCGGGGGGCTCGGCGGGCGGACCATCGTCCACGACCGGCTCAGCGTTCTCGCCACCAAGGGCAAGGTCAAGTTCATCCGCGGCCCCGCCGCCACGCGCATCGGCCTGGCCGCGGAGCGGAGCAAATACGGCTATCTCTGCGTCGAGGGAATGCTGCTCGGCACGGGCGGCGAGACCGTCGATCCCGACACGGGCGAGGTCACGCCGGAGCTGATCCCGGCGCTGCCCAGCCACTACAAATGCCCGCAGACCGGGGCCGTCCTGCCCGTCGAGAACCCCTCCGTCTGGGTCTACCAGGAGGAGGACGAGGCATGACAATTCACGCCCTCCCGCGCCGCGAATTCTGGCTCTGCAGCCCCGGATTCTGGCCAGAATCCGCAGATTCTGCTCCCCGCGCGAAATCTGGATTCTGGCTTTTCCGATTTCATTTCAGTGGCTTGGAAGATGCTTTCCAGAATCCGGAAGGGCCTTTCCGGATTCTGCTCCGGATTCTGGAAGTTCTGTTTCGGATCAATGCCTTGGGGCAAATTTCAGAATTCGGAAAACGCCCCCCTAAAGGGGTAGGTGACCTCCCCGCCAAGCGCGGGAGGGTCACCACCTACCCCTGGGCAATTTCTCGGGCTGGATGTCCTGCCCGCCACCCCATCGAGCAGCAACCCGGAAAGGAGCCCATCATGGCCCACGCATCTTTGACCCCGACACCCATGAGCACCCCGTTCCCCGGCGTGCCGGTCGTCCTCGCCCTCGATCTCGGCACCACGGCCGGGTGGGCCCTGCAGGCGGCGGACGGTCTGATCACCAGCGGTACCGTGTCCTTCCGGCCGAGCCGCTATGACGGCGGCGGCATGCGCTACCTGAGGTTCCGGGGCTGGCTCGAGCAGCTGGCTCACGACGCCGGTCCCATCACCGCGATCCACTTCGAGGAAGTGCGCAGACACGTCGGCACCGACGCGGCGCATGTCTATGGCGGGCTGCTGGCCACGCTGACGTCGTGGGCGGAGACCGCGGGCGTCGCCTATCAAGGCGTGCCGGTCGGCACCATCAAACGCCACGCCACCGGCAAGGGCAACGCGAACAAGGACGCCATGATGGCGGCCGCCCGGGCGCGTGGCTTCTCGCCCGCCGACGACAACGAGGCCGACGCCATCGCTATCCTTCTCTGGGCACTGGAGACCCGGGGAGGTGTGCAATGAGCGGCATGCGGTTCACGCCCAAGGGCTACGGCGGTCACCGCCGCAATCCCGACGAGGTCAAGCGCGACGGCTGGAAGGAACAGGGGCTGCTGGCGGTCGCCATCGACGACGACCGCCTGACCTGGCCCGAGCGGGAGCTGGTGCGCCAGCTCGGCGAGCGGCTCTACGGCAAGCGGGAACGGGAGGCGCGTCATGGGTGAGTGGACCACAGCACAAGTGCAGGACCGGCTGGAGCTTGCGGCGGGCGTGATGCGACAGATGCCGGGCGTGATGCCACAGGACTTCTTCAACGCCTGGCCCGAGTATTTCCACAGCTTCGCCGACAAGGTCGGTCAGGAGCCGCAGATGCGTCGCCCGAGGCCCAGCCCGCGACAGATCACGCAGGCCGAGGAAGCGATGCTCTGGCTGCGCTGGCTCGAGCCCGAGGATGGGCGCCTGGTCTGGGCCCGCGCCGACGGAATGGCGTGGAAGCCGATCTGCTGGCAGTTCGGCCTGTCGCGCACCGCGGCGACCAAGCGCTGGCAGTACGGCCTTGCGGTGATCACCTGGCGGCTGAACGGTCGCGTGCCGTCGCCCCGACGCTCGCAGCAGTTCGTCATTGAAAACGCCAATCGGCTGTCAAGAAAAATCGTCCTCTGAGGAAATTTTCGGGTGTACATCGCAGGCCCTTACACATTTCGACGAGGCCGTTAGAAAACGAATATGCTCGGGAGAGGAGCGCGCAGGCAGAGGCCGCGCCACTGGCTTCCGGGGTCCAGAGACGGGTCCAGCCGGGGTCCAATGGGCTAACCCATTGAGTTCTTGGTTCCTTCCTGGCGACATTCGTATGCTGGCGGGCGAAGCGCGGGACATCGCCAGCGACAGGGCCGGATTTTTGGGAAGCCACCCGGAAGCCGGACCCACGCGCTCCCCGCGCAAACACCAATGAACGCTGGCCTTCCGACCGGACACCGATGGTCGCCGCTGGACCCCGTGTGGGGTCCAGCCCGGCATCCGGAGTCCGGAAGCCACCGGCATCCACCCGACGAGGAACCTTGCCTACCATGACGCTGAGCTTCGCCCCGGACGCGATCGAGACCTGGCCGCTGTCGCGCCTCCAGCCCTACGCGAAGAATGCGAAGGCGCATGGCGCGGATCAGGTTGCGAAGATCGCCGCCAGCATGGCCGAGTTCGGCTGGACCGTGCCCTGCCTCGTCGGCGAGGACGGCGAACTGATCGCGGGCCACGGTCGCGTGCTGGCCGCGACGCAGCTGGGGCTGACCGAAGCGCCGGTCATCGTGCTCGGGCACCTGACGGAGGCGCAGCGCCGGGCGTACCGCATCGCGGACAACAAGCTGACCGAACTCGGCACGTGGGACGAGGCGCTGCTGTCGGCCGAACTGAACGACCTCTTGGCCGAGGACTACGACCTGTCGCTCGTTGGTTTTTCCGATGGCGAGTTGGACAAGCTGCTGGCCTTCGTGCCGGAGGGGGATGGTGAAGAAGGTGGCGCCGGGGGCTCCGTGCCCCCGGTGACCATCCCCGAGCCGCCGCGCAATCCTGCGTCGCGCACCGCCGATCTCTGGATCCTCGGCGACCACCGGCTGCTCTGCGGTGACAGCACCAGCGCTGCCGATGTGCGCCGCCTGATGAACGGCGAGCGCGCGGTCCTGTTCGCGACCGACCCGCCCTATCTGGTGGACTACGACGGCTCAAACCATCCGACCCGCAACAAGGACTGGTCGGCCTCCTACGGCACCACGTGGGACGACTCCTCTCAGGGCGCGGAGCTCTACGACGGCTTCATCGCCGCCGCCGTCGCCGAGGCGATCACCGAGGACGCCGCCTGGTACTGCTGGCACGCCTCGCGTCGCCAGGCGATGCTCGAAGCCTGCTGGGAGAAGGCGGGCGCCTTCGTCCACCAGCAGATCATCTGGGTGAAGGACCGCGGGGTTCTGACCCGGTCGCATTACCTCTGGAAGCATGAACCTTGCTTCATGGGCTGGCGTCGCCCGAACCGTCCGCCCAAGGTGGCCGAGGAAACCCTGCCATCGACATGGGCGCTGCCCAGCTTCGCCAAGGATGATCGACCCGACCATCCGACGCCGAAACCGCTCGACGCCTTCGGCATTCCGATGCGCCAGCACGTGGCGCGGGGCGGGCTTTGCTACGAGCCGTTCTCGGGGTCCGGGTCGCAGATCATGGCGGGCGAAGCCAATGGCCGCCGCGTCTTCGCAATGGAAATCAGCCCGGCCTATGTCGATGTCGCCGTGGAACGCTGGCAGGCCGAGACGGGGCGTGAGGCGATCCTCGACGGCGACGGTCGGACCTTCGCGCAGGTCAGAACCGAGCGGCTGGGCGACAGCGTCGAAGCCCCCGCCGATGTTCCGGACGGCGACGTCGCTCCGGTCACGGACGCCGCCCCCGAACCCGCGCGCAAGCGCAAGACCGCCGCGTGACATGCATGACCTGGCTTTACCTTCCTCCGGAGACGCTTCCGGGGCCGGAGACGCATGCCTCTTCGGCCTCTCCCTCTGCTCCGGCGCTGGCGGTCTCGACCTCGGGCTCACCATCGCCATCCCCGGATATCGTGCTGTGGGCCATGTCGAACGGGAAACCTACGCCGCAGCCACTCTCGTGGCGCGGATGGAAGACGCGTCCATGGATCAGGCTGTTGTCTGGGACGATGTTGCCACCTTCGACGGCCGCCCGTGGCGTGGCGCGGTGGACATTGTTACTGCGGGCTATCCGTGCCAGCCGTTCTCCGTCGCGGGCAAGCGCCGGGGCGCGGACGACCCGCGCCACCTCTGGCCGCATGTCGCCCGCATCATCGGCGAGGTCGAGCCGCCCTTCGTCTTCCTCGAGAATGTCGCCCATCATCTCCGCCTCGGCTTCCCCGAAGTCGCCAGCGGACTGGTCGGTATGGGCTACCGCCTTGCGGCAGGCCTCTTCACGGCGGCGGAGGTCGGCGCACCCCACAAGCGAGAGCGGCTCTTCATCCTCGCGATCCGCGGGGGGGACGAGCTGGCCGACCCCGCGCGCCTGCTCTGGTACCCGGTCGAGTGGCGGGAACCGGACGGAACTGCTGCGGCTCTGGCCGACGCCGAGGGCCAGTGCCAACGAAAACCGGCAGACGAAGCCGACACCGTCGCAGGAAGCGGGCCAGCACGGGATGAACCTGGCGACGACGGCCGCGCTCTGGCCCACGCCGCAGATCGACAGTTTCCGCAGCCGGGGCGGAGATCGGAAGCACGAGAAGGGTCTGGACGGCATGGCGCGGGACTGGCCGACGCCGATGGCGAACGACGGCTGCAAACCGAGCGCGGGCAACCGGCGGTCGGCCGATCTGACCCATGCGGCGGGGATGTGGATGACGCCGACGGCGCGCGATCACAAGGATGGCGCGACGACATTGGCGAACACGCCGGTGAACGGTTTGCTTGGCCGCCAGGTCCTGGTGACGCCGATGGCTGGGAGCGATACCTCCGAGCCGCGCCGGACCTTGAACCCGCTGTTCGTCGAGGCGCTGATGGGCTGGCCCACCGGGTGGACCGGCTTCGGCTCTGTGGCAACGGCGTGGTCCCGCTGGTTGCGGCGCATGCGCTGCGAACTCTGGCGGCTGAATTGCTGGCCGATGGATGAGGCAGCGGCATGAAGCAGTCCCGCCTCATGTCGCTGGTCGAGTCCGTCGCCAACGTCATCGTGGGCTACGGCGTCGCCGTGGTCACGCAGATCCTGATCTTCCCGGTCTTCGGGCTGCACACGACGCTGGCGCAGAACCTCAAGATGGGTGCGGTATTCACCGTGGTGAGCATCGCGCGGTCCTACGTGCTGCGGCGTCTGTTCGAGGCGATCCGGATGCGGGGCGACTAGATGGAGTAGCTGCCGAAGGGCTTTCCGAACTTCTCAACGCCCGATTTGCCCAGCAACGTTAGCTTGTTGTGCAGCTTGTGACCGGGAGAAGCGTTTCGGGCCTCGCGCGCCCAGACCTTGGCGTCAATTTCCCAGACATCGAAGTTCGATCCGTCCGGGGTGAAAGCACAGAGAACGACATCGATCCGCTCGAGAAGGGTGTTGAGACATCCCCATTGGGTGTTGCGCCCCTTCGCCGTGCGCAGCGTAGCTCGCCGACCGTCAGGTAGCTTGAGTTCTGTTGCCACAGGGCTGACGAGGTCGCCGATTTTGCTCGCAAGTGCCCGGCCAGCTGAGATGCCAAACTCATACCCCTCGCGGCCGGTGAACTCGTCCTGTCCGCCACTCGGCTTGGAGGGTTTCGTCGATACGACCTTGGGAGCCTTCGGCAGAAATTCGTCCAAGGCACGAGCGGCAACGGATGCAGCCGATAGACTAGGGTTCTGAGTCAAGAATTCGCCGAGACGGGATGCCAGATTGGGATCCAGTCTAACCGTGATAGAGTCGACCATGCGCGCCACCATTCAAGAGGGTTGATGCACGCATCTTGCAGACCAACGATAGGATTCGTCAAGAGGTATGATTCATACCCCTTGACGTGTCGTGCTTCCGCGAAGCTGCGTCCAATCAAGCGATGCGGTAGACCCGCCCCCGATCCTCGACCTTCTCCGAGGTCACCTCGAGCCCGAGTTTCTTCTTCAGCGCCCCGGCCATCGCGCCGCGCACCGTGTGCGACTGCCATCCCGTCGCGGCCATGATCTCGTCGATGGTCGCGCCGTCCGGCGCGCGCAGCATCGCGATCATGGTCGCCTGCTTGGTGCCCTCGCGCGGCGTGCGCGCCTTGGGGGCGGCCTCGGTCTCGGTGGGGGTGTCCGGCGCGGGCTCCTTGGTCGGCGCGTTCGTCGCGCCCGCAGGCGCGGAGTTCGCGTCCTCGGGCTCGATCCCGATGGCGGCGAGGCCTGCGTCGGTGGCGATCAGCGTGACGCCGTGGCCGTCGCCGGTCTCGCGCCAGACTAGCTCGCCATTGCGCATGTCGGCGTCGACCTCGTCGAGAAGGCCCTTGGCGAGCATCGCGCCGACCACCTTGGCGGCGGCGCCACCCCGAAGGCTCGCGGGCAGCGGCAGGGCGATATGTTCGGGCCGCTGTGCGGCGGCGCTCAGGATCAGGGCTTGTGTGTCGGAAAGCTTGGTCATCGTCGTCTCCCGTATCGGGGCGCGCGGAATGCGGGCCCTTCTACGAGGTCGAGCCCGCCAGTCGGCGGGCGGGACCGGGAGCGGGTCGTCTCACTCGGCGTGTTCGCCTTCGCTGAAGGCCATGTCGGTGATCTCGCGCAGCTTGGCGCGGTAGTGGTTCAGGGTGCCGACATGGCCCCAGTTGATCTCGTCGGGGCTGGTCTCGAAATGGTCAGCGCTGAGGGCGGCGAGCCGCTCCAGCATCGCGTCGATCTCGGTCTTCGCGGCGATGAAGGCGTCGAGGACTTTCGTGTTGTCGGTCGCGCGGCGGGTCATCGGGGAGGCTCCTTGGTGAGTTGCATCGCTTCGTTGGAGTGACGTTCGCTCCGGTCTCGACGCTTATCAACTCGATAAGCACATGATCCTGAATGATAATCGGAGCCGTCGATGCAGGGCATGAGCGAGCGCCAGTACGCCGCCCATGTCGGGCTGTCGCGGGGCGCGATCCAGAAGGCGAAGACGGCCGAGCGGCTGGTCCTCTATCCCGACGGCAGCATCAACGCGGCTGCCAGCGACGCCCGACGCGCGGAGACGACGGACCCGTCGAAGACGAGAAAGCCGCCCACGCCGAAGCTGAAGCCCGTCCCCGAGGCGGCGGTGGCCGCCGTCGGCGACACGCTGCGCGAGCAGGGGCTGGCGGTCCCGGCGGTCGGCGGCGGCACGACCTTCCTGCAGGCCAAGACGGCGAACGAGGTGCTGAAGGCGCAGGAGCGGCGCATCCGTCTCCAGAAGCTGAAGGGGGAGTTGATCGAGCGGGCCCGCGCGCTGGCGCTGGTGTTCCGGCTGGCGCGGGAGGAACGGGATTCGTGGGTGAACTGGCCTGCGCGCGCGGCGGCGCTGATGGCGGCAGAACTCTCGGCCTCATGCAGCGACGCGACAGGCCAGCAGATCACCGTGGAGCCAGCCGTGATGCAGAAGGTGCTGGAGAGACATGTACGCGCCCACCTCGACGAACTCGCCGAGGTCCGGCCCGACTTCCGGTGACGATGAGGGCCTGACGGACTTCGACGGCGCGGGCGAGATCCTGCGCGCCTGGGGCAACGGGCTGCGGCCCGACCCGGACCTGACCGTTTCGGAATGGGCGGACCGGCACCGGATGCTCTCGGGCCGCGCCTCGGCCGAACCCGGGCGGTATCGCACGGTGCGCACGCCCTACATGCGCGAGATCATGGACCGGCTGAGCCCCGGCGATCCCACGCAGCGGATCGTGTTCATGAAGGCCGCGCAGGTGGGCGCGACCGAGGCGGGCAACAACTGGATTGGCTTCGCCATCCACCAGGCGCCGGGCCCGATGCTGGCGGTCCAGCCGACGGTGGAACTGGCCAAACGCAACTCGCGGCAGCGGATCGACCCGCTGATCGACGAAAGCCCGGAGTTGCGGGACCGGGTCAAACCGGCCCGGTCCCGCGACGCGGGCAACACGATGCTGTCGAAGGAGTTCGCGGGCGGCATCCTGATCATGACGGGCGCGAACTCGGCGGTCGGACTGCGGTCCACTCCGGCGCGCTACATCTTCCTCGACGAGGTGGACGCCTATCCGGCGTCCGCCGACGAGGAAGGCGATCCGGTCACGCTGGCCGAGGCCAGGTCATTGACCTTCGCCCACCGGCGCAAGGTGCTGCTGGTCTCGACACCCACCATCAGGGGTCTGAGCCGGATCGAGCGCGAGTACGAGGCATCGGACCAGCGCCGGTTCTTCGTGCCGTGCCCGCATTGCGGCTCGATGCAGTGGCTGAAATTCGACCGGCTGCGCTGGCAAAAGGGCCGTCCCGAGACGGCGGAATATCACTGCGAGGGCTGCGACGCGCCCATCGCGGAGCATCACAAGACGGCGATGCTGGAGGACGGCGAATGGCGGGCGACCGCCACGCCCGCCGATCCGACCACGGTCGGGTATCACCTCTCGGCGCTCTACTCGCCGATCGGCTGGCTGAGCTGGGAGCGGATCGTGCGGGCATGGGACGGGTGCCAAGGCTCGGACGAGGCGATCAAGGCGTTCCGCAACACCATCCTCGGCGAGACCTGGGTCGAGACCGGCGAGGCGCCGGACTGGCAGCGATTGGCGGACCGGCGCGAAGCATGGGCGACTGGCACGGTGCCTGCGGGCGCATTGTTCCTGACGGCAGGCGCCGACGTACAGAAGGACCGCATCGAGGTCGATGTCTGGGCGTGGGGTCGCGGGCTCGAAAGCTGGCTCGTCGATCATCTCGTCCTTGAGGGCGGGCCCGGCGATCCGGCGTGCTGGCGGCGGCTTACGGATTTGCTCAGCCGCACTTGGGCGCACGCCTCCGGCCAACACATGACGCTGGCACGGCTTGCGATCGATACCGGCTATGAAACCTCGGCCGTCTATGGCTGGTCGCGTCAGGTCGGGTTTACGCAAGTCGCGCCGGTTAAGGGCGTCGAAGGGTTCAACCGCTCAAGCCCCGTCACTGGCCCGACCTACGTGGACGCGACCATTGCGGGCAAGCGCCTGCGCCGTGGAGCACGGCTCTGGACGATCGCCACATCGACCTTCAAGGCCGAGACCTATCGCTTGCTGCGGCAGGACAGACCGACGCGCGAGGAATTGAACGCGGGCGCCATCTGTCCACCCGGGACGATCCATCTGCCCGACTGGGCCGATGGCGAATGGCTGAAGCAGCTCACCGCCGAGCAACTGGTGACGGTCCGCACCAAGCGCGGCTTCGCCCGGCTCGAATGGCAGAAACTGCGCGAACGCAACGAGGCGCTGGACACCCGCGTCTACGCCCGCGCCGCCGCGTGGATCCTCGGGGCTGATCGCTGGCCCGAGGCGCGGTGGGCGGATCTCGAATCTCAGCTCGGGGTGACGAAGCAGGACGAGACCGAAGCTGCGCCGGGAAGCGCGGCGCCCGCTCAGAGGCTGACGGCGCCGCGCAGGCGCACCGTGCGCTCCAGTTACATGAGGTGATCTATGGCCATGGCCGCAGAGCTTCGCGCCCGCCGCGACGCGCTTACCGCGCAGCGGTCCTCGGGCGTTGCACGGGTCAGCTACGACGGCAAGACCGTGGATTATCGCAGCGTGGCGGAGATCGACCGGGCCGTCGAGGCGCTCGACCGCGAGATCGCCGCGGCCGAGGGACGACGGATCGTGCGGCAGGTCCGCGTGACGACGGCGAAGGGGCTCTGACCGATGCGTCTCTTCGATCGCTTTCGCCGCCCGGCGACTGGCGGCCCCTCCGCTGTTAGTGCCCGCCTCGAAGGCGCCATGGCGAAGCGCCGCCTCAGGGGCTGGAACCCGCCGCTTGAGAACGTGAACACGCTCGTCGCCTCGGGCGGCCCGCGGTTGCTTGCGCGCGCCCGCGAACTGGTCGTCACCAACGGCTATGCCGCGAACGCCTGCGAGGCCTTCGCCGCGAACCTCGTCGGCGACGGCATCAAGCCCTCGTCGCTGATCGAAGACGCGACACTTCGTGACCGCGTCCAGCGGCTCTGGCTCGCCTGGACCGACGAGGCCGATGCCGACGGCCTGACCGATCTCTACGGACTGCAGGCCATGGTCGCGCGGGAGATGTTCGTGGCGGGCGAATGCTTCGTCCGGATGCGCCCGCGCCGGGCAGAGGACGGGCTGCTGGTCCCGCTGCAGCTGCAGCTGCTGCAATCCGAAATGCTGCCGTTCGAGAAGACCGAGTCGGCGGCGAACGGCAACCGCATTCGTTGCGGGATCGAGTTCGACGCCATCGGCCGCCGCGTGGCGTACCATTTCCGCCGCCGCCATCCCGGCGACAGCACCGATCAGGGCGCGGTCATCCCGGAGACGGTGCGCGTACCGGCTGTGGACGTGCTGCACATATATCGGCCGATCGACGCAGGCCAGCTCCGGGGTCTGCCGCATATCGCGCCCGCGATGGTGCGGCTGTTTCTGCTCGATCAGTACGACGACGCCGAGCTCGACCGAAAGAAGACCGCGGCGATGTTCGCGGGCTTCATCACCAAGACCGCGCCGGAAGAGCCGATGATGGGCGAGGTCGAGGCGGGCCTTGACGGCGCGGCCATCGCGAGCCTCGAGCCCGGCACCATGCAAGTGCTGTTGCCGGGCGAGGACGTGAAGTTTTCGTCTCCTGCGGATGTGGGCGGTGGCTACGAGGCATTCCAGTACCGGACGCTACTCGCGGTCTCGGCCTCCTTGGGGCTGCCGTATCACCTTGTCACCGGCGATGTACGGCAGGCGAACTATTCGAGCCTCAGGGCGGAGCTCGTGGAGTTCCGCCGCCGCATCGGCCAGCTGCAACATGGCGTGATCGTGCACCAGTTCTGCAGGGCGGTCTGGCTGCGCTGGCTGGAGATCGCCGTCCTCTCGGGCGCGCTCGACATCGACGACCCGACGCCCGCGCGACCGGTGCAGTGGATCCCGCCGCGCTGGGACTGGGTGGATCCTCTGAAGGACATCCAGGCGCAAGTGCTGGCGATGGAAGCAGGCATCACCTCGCGGCGCAAGGTGGTCGAAGCCACTGGCTACGACGTCGGAGAAGTGGACCGCGAGAACGCTTCCGATGCAAAGCGCGCCGCCGATCTGGGCCTCAGCTACCGCACCAGCCCCGGCGAGACGCAGGGCGCGCGTGCGACACCGGCGACGCGGGCCCAGCCGGGCGGTGGAACCGGCGGGGACAGGGGCGACGGCGCCTCGGCGACTGATCCCGCCACCGAACAGGAGTGACGACATGGCAAGCTGGTATGCGATCCGCGCCCGGGGGACCGGCGCTGAAGTGGCGATCTATGACGAGATCGGCGCCTACGGGGTTTCGGCGAAGGGGTTTCTGACCGAACTCGGGGCGCTGCCCGATGCGGCGCCGATCGATCTGAGGCTCAACAGCCCGGGCGGGTCGGTCTTCGACGCCGTCGCGATCCACAACGCGCTGAAGCGGCACGAGGGGAAGGTCACCGTCTGGATCGACGGCATCGCCGCTTCGGCCGCCTCCTACGTGGCGATGGCGGGCGACGAAATCGTCATGCCCGAGAACGCCTTCCTGATGATCCATGACCCGGCCGGCCTCGTGATGGGTACGGCCGAAGACATGCGCGCCATGGCCGAGGCGCTCGACAAGGTGAAGGGCAGCCTCGTCGCGGGCTATGCGGCGAAGTCCGGCCGGGCCGCCGAAGACATTGCTGCGCTGATGAGGGCCGAGACCTGGTTCGACGCAAAGGACGCGCTGGACGCGGGCCTCGCTACCCGCATCGCCGAGCCGGTCCGGATGGCCGCGCGCTTCGACATCGCCCGCTTCCGCAACGCGCCGCCCGAGCTGGTCGAGTCCGTTGAGACCGATACGACCGGCGAGAACCACCGTGCCGACCCCGATGAGGCGACCGCTGACCCCGAGGAGTCCTCTCAGGCATCGGACGCCGAGGACGATGAGACTGTCGGAGCCGAAGCCGAGCAAGCCCCCGCCGAAACGGCGACCCCCAGCGGGGCGCCATCCGAGCCCGCGGCGATCCGGGCCGAGGCCATCTCCCATGCCCGCGCCGTGGTCGATCTCTGCCGCATCGCGGGTCTGCCCCAGATGGCCAGTCGCTTCCTCGAGCATGACGCGAACCTCGACGAGGTGCGGGCGGCCCTTCTCGCCGCGAAGGCGGAAGCCGAGCCGGAGATCGCCCCGCATCACCCGCAACCCGGCCGAAGCTCGGCCGCGAGTCCCTGGGGCGAGATCGTCGCCCGCACCTTCAAGCTGAAAGGATGAACCCATGACCACGCTGGTTGAAGGCAAACACCCCGGCGGATTCCTCGTATGGGAAGCCTTCCGTGACTACACCCGCGAGACGATCGCCGTCGCCGCGGGCACGCTCGAGCCCGGCACGGTGCTGGGCAAGATCACCGCGTCCGGCAAGTATGCCGCGCACGATCCCGACGCCGTCGACGGCACCGAGACCGCCGTCGCCGTGCTCTGGGGCAAGGCCGACGCCTCTGGCGGCGATGCGCCCGCCGTCGCCGTCGTCCGCGGTCCCGCCATCGTCAATCGCCACGATCTCGTCTTCACGGGCACGCCGAGCGAGGGCGAGATCACCGCTGCGCATGCCGCGCTGCTCGCGGCCGGCATCCTTGTGCGCTGACCCCGCGCGCCATCCCCGAAATTTCTGAACCGGAGGCATTCCCATGGCCACCATGAACATCTTCGAAGGCGATGCCTTCACCATCGTCGAACTCACTCGCGCGCTCGAGAACATCCCATTCAAGCCGGCGCTGCTCTCGGGCTCGAATCTTTTCTCGCCGCGCGGCGTGCGGTCCCGCACCGTCGTGATCGAGAGCCGCGACGGCACGCTCTCGCTGATCCCGTTCTCCGAACGCGGCTCGGCGTACGAGCAGCAGGTGCCGGACCGGCGCGAGATGCGCGCCTTCGTCTGCCGCCAGTTCAAGAAGCAGGACGTGCTCTGGGCCTCCGAGATCCAGTCGGTCCGCGACTTCGGCTCGGAGAGCGCAACCCAGCAGGTCCAGACAGAGGTGGCCTACCGGCTGCGCAAGCTGCGTCAGGACGCCGAGACCACCTTCGAGTACCATCTGCTTAACGGCATCCAAGGGATCGTGAAGGACCCGAAGGACAACGCCACGGTAGTGAACTACTTCACCGAGTTCGGCATTAGCCCCGCCGCAGAGATCGACTTCGACCTAGACAACGCGAGCCCCGCCTCGGGAGCGCTTCGCAAGCGCTGCCAGGCGCTGATCGAGGATGTCGAGGCATCAATGGGCGGGCTCTCGGCGGGCGCGGTGCAGGTGCGCGCCGAATGCGGCTCGGCCTTTTTCGCCGATCTGGTGGCGCACAAGGAGGTCCGGGAGACCTATCTCAATACCGCCGCCGCGGCCGATCTGCGCGGCCGTGTCGCCGACGAAGTCAGCTTCGGCGGCATCACCTTCCGCCGCTATCGAGGTGGAGTGGGCTTCGGCGTGCCGACCGACAAAGCCTTCTTCTTTCCCGAGGGCATCGAGGGCCTGTTCGAGATCTACTACGCCCCGGCCGACACCTTCGAAACGGTCAATACGCTCGGTCAGCCGCTTTACGCCCGCACCATCCCCGACCGGGACCGCGACGAATGGGTACGGCTCGAAATCGAGAGCAATCCGCTCCCGATCTGCACCCGCCCGCAGGTGCTGCGCTCGGCACGACGGACCTGATGATCGCGGTCGTCGCGGCACTCGACGCGCTCTTCGCGGACGGCAACATCGCCCGCGACGGCGTCTATGTCGCGGACGGTGGCACTCCGGTCCTCGTCCGCGTCGTCACTCGCCGTACGGACGAGGTAACCGGCTTCGGCGAGGCGCGCATCTGGTCGGAAACGACCCGCATCGACCTGCGCGTCGCCGAGGTGCCGAATCCGCGTCCCGGTGACCGCTTGGAAATCGACGGCGACGCCTTCCTCATTCAGGGCGAGCCGGTGCGCGATCGCGAGCGGCTGGTCTGGACCGTCGATCTGAGGCCCGCGTGAAACTGAAGCTCGACATCGATCCCGACATCGTCGCGATGATGGCGGCCGAAGTCGCGGCGGGCGAACGCGCTGTCACGGCCGCCATGCGCGAGGCCGGAACCTGGCTGAAGACCGCGTGGAGGCTGCAGATCACCGGCGCGGGGCTTGGGCCCCGGCTGGCCAACTCGATCCGGAGCCAGAACTTCCCGCGGTCGGGCGAGAGCCTGGACGCCGCGGCGCTGGTCTGGTCGAAGGCCCCGGTCATCGTCGGCGCGCATGACACCGGGCCGCTGATCCGCTCGAAGAACGGGTTCTGGCTCGCGATCCCGCTGCCTGCGGCAGGGAAGTCTTTGCGCGGTGGTCGGATAACACCCGGCGAATGGGAGCGCCGCCGCGGCCTGCGCCTACGCTTCGTCTATCGCCGCACGGGCCCGAGCCTGCTGGTGGCGGAGGGGCGGCTGAACACGAAGGGCCAGGCGGTCGTATCGCGCTCGAAGACGGGACGCGGCAAGGTCACCGCGCCGATCTTCCTGCTCGTGCCTCAGGTCAAGCTGCCGAAGCGGCTGGACCTGGCGCGGGATGCGGACCGGACGCTGGACGGCGTGCCGGGGCTGATCGTGGCGAACTGGGTGGATCAGCGGTTCTGACGCAACCCATGCATCACATCTTCGCATTCCGCCCGAATGTTTTTAGCGCCCACAGCTGACGACCAATCAGCCCAGCCAATATGCGCCAGCCCGGTCGCCTGCCTCTTCTTCTCGTAGAGTTCCCGAGCGACGAGCTTGGGGAGCATGACCGCGTCATAGAGGGCATAGTTGCGGTGCCACCGAACTGCCGCGAACCAGTCCGCCTTGTCGAGATTGTGCTGCTTCAACGAAACGCGGGGGTAAGGGCCATCGGTGCCGAGGATCCGCGATTTAACTTCAATGAGGCCAAATTGCGGGGAGCGAACATCGGATCCGCGGTTGTTCCCGCCAATCACCTCGCCGCCGGTTGCGATCGAGACCAGGAGTTCAGCCAAGATTTCGTGGCTGATCTTGTCATAGCGGGCCATGCATTTCGCCGTCTGAAGAATGTTCCAGATCTCTCGCGCGTCTTCGGCCGCATGATCCTGTTTTTCGGACAAGAGACTATCTCCAACGCTCTCGTTTGAAGCTGCTGAATAGGCGGAGCGCGAAGAGCTAGCAACGCATCCCTACGGGTTTTCCGCATGCCCACTCCCCGCGAAACCATCCTCGCCGCGCTGCACGCGCGGCTCTCGGCGCTGCCCGCCACTGCCCTCCGCGGCGAGGTGCTGCCCGAGCGCGTTCCAGCCGAGGGTCTGCTGATCTTGCGCGATGGCGAACCGGGCGAGCCCGAGGTGACGCTGTCGCCCCTTTGCTATCACTACCAGCATCGGGCCGAGATCGAGGCGGTCGTGCAGGGCGCAACCCGAGACGTCGCATTCGACACGCTGACCGCCAGCGTCGGCATGGCGCTCGCCGCCGACCGCACGCTGGGCGGGCTCTGTGATTGGGTCGAGGCGGAAGCACCGCGGCCGGTCGATCTGCCGGTCGAGGGCGCGGCGAGCCTGAAGGCTGCCGTGATCCCGGTGGTGCTGCACTATTCCACGGCCGATCCGCTCGGCTGATCCCGACAACCCGAGGAGAACACCATGGCACGAGCCCAGGGGGCGCGGGCGCTGATGGCGCTTGCATTCGAGACGACCTATGGAACGCCGCCCGCCAGCGGCTTCACCCGCATGCCCTTCGCCAGCACCTCGCTCGGTGCGGAGCAGCCGCTGCTGAACTCGGAACTGCTCGGCTACGGCCGCGATCCGCTGGCGCCGATCAAGGACGCGGTGACGGCCGACGGCGACGTCGTCGTGCCTCTCGACGCCGAAGCCTTCGGGTTCTGGCTGAAGGCCGCGTTCGGTGCGCCGACGACCACGGGCATGGAGGCCCCGTACAGCCACGAGTTCCAGTCGGGGTCCTGGACGCTGCCGTCGATGTCGATCGAGACCGGCATGCCGGAGGTGCCGCGCTATGCGATGTACTCGGGCTGTGTACTCGACCAGATCACCTGGCAGATGCAGCGCTCGGGGCTGCTGACCGCGACTGCGCGGCTGGTGGCGCAGGGCGAGAGTGTGGGCACGACCACAAGCGCCGGAACGCCCGCCGCGCTGGAGCTGAAGCGCTTCGGCCATTTCAACGGATCGATCTCGAGGAACGGCACCGCGCTTGGCAACGTGGTCTCGGCCGAGATCACCTATGCCAACAACCTCGACCGGATCGAGACCATCCGGAGCGACGGCCGCATCGACGGCGCGGACCCGTCCATCGCGGCGCTGACCGGCCGGATCGAGGTCCGCTTCGCCGACCAGACGCTGGTGACGCAGGCCATCAACGGCGAGGCCTGCGAGATGGAGTTCGCCTACGTCCTGCCCTCGGGCGAGAGCTTCACCTTCACCGTGCACGCCGTCTACCTGCCGCGCCCGCGCATCGAAATCTCCGGGCCGCAGGGCGTGCAGGCGACGTTCGACTGGCAGGCGGCGCGCGACAGCGTGGTCGGCCGGATATGCACCGCCACCCTCGTAAACGATGTGGAGACCTTGTCTTAAGATTTCCCCCGGTTCCCGTGCGATACGGGAGCCGCTGTCCGGCACCTCAAATATGCCGGACAGCGGCGGGGGACGGATCGTTGTGGAGATGGTCGGAGAGGGCCGGTCAGTAGTGTGATCGCCCCCGCCTTTTCGAATGTCCTGAACGGATACATGGGGAAGACCTCGCGTCCTTGCCCCGAATGACAAGGCCAGGAGGCGAAAAGACCATGACCGACACTATCGGGATCGACATCTCGAAGACCACACTCGACATCTACCGTATCTCGGACGGCAAACGAGCCCGCTTCGGCAACGACGCGTCCGGCTTGAAGGCCATGCGCAAGTGGCTCGGGGCGGCACCGCTCCGCGTCGTCTACGAGGCGACCGGGCGCTATCACCGCGATCTGGAGGCCGCGCTTGCGGCTTTCGGCCATCACAACGTCAAGGTGAACCCCGCACGGGCGCGACGCTTCGCGCAGGCTACCGGACAGGGAGCGAAGACCGACCGCGTCGATGCGGAGATGCTTGCACGGATGGGTACCGTGCTCGGCCTCGAGGCGACCCCGGTCAAAACTGACGAACTGCACGAAATCAAGGAGCTGCATGTCGCTCGGGTTGCTCTGATCAAGGATCGGACGGCCTGCCGAAACCGGATCGGCATGGCGCGCAACAAGATCGTCCTAGCGCAGCTGCGCGCGCGCCTTCGCCAGATCGACACCCAGATCGCGCAGATCGACAGGGAACTGCGCTCCCGGATCAAAGCCGATCCCGGGCTCGCCAGGCGCTACGAGATCCTGACGTCGATCCCCGGCGTCGGGCCCGTCGCCGCCATCGCCCTGATCATCGAGATGCCGGAGCTCGGGGCGATGAGTTCGAAGGAAGCTGCGAGCCTCGCAGGCCTCGCACCTATCACGCGGCAGTCGGGAACGTGGAAGGGCAAGGCCCGTATCGGCGGAGGCCGCACTGCTCTCCGTTGCATGCTGTTCATGCCCGCTGTGATCGCGACCCGCTTCAACGCCCCGCTCCAGCAAGTCCACCGGACGCTCATCGCTGCCGGAAAGCCCTGGAAAGTCGCCATCACGGCGGTGATGCGAAAGCTCATCGTCCTCGCCAACGCCCTGATCCGGGACGACCGGAAATGGGCCGAAATCAACCCTTGATCAAAACGGATACTATTGATGCTCACGCTCGATTTGACCAACGCGCCGCGCTGGCACGACCTCGCCCCCAGCGTCCGGGTGCAGCTGCGCCCACTGGCCACCGCCCTGATGGTGGCCACGCGCAGCGATCCCGCCGTCGAGGCAGTTCCGGAGGAGGCTTCCGACGAGGAGCGCGCGGTCGCCTTCGCCAAGGCGCTGGCGCGTCGGGCGGTGCTCGCCTGGGAGGGCATCGGCGATGCGGACGGCAAGCCCATCGACCCCAGCCCCGAGGCCATCGACGCGCTGCTCGATGTCTGGCCGATCTTCGAGGCCTTCCAGCTGACCTACGTCTCCAAGGGCCTGCTGCTGGAGCAGGAAAAAAACGGCTCCGCGCTCTCGCCGAATGGTCCTTCGGCGGGGGCGAGCGATACTGCGAAGCCTGCGCGCAAGCGTGTGAAGACTGCCCGGCGCGGCTGAACCGTCCGGAAACACCGGAGGGTTGGCAGGTCTGGGATCTCGTCGGCCGCCTCGGCGGCCAACTGCGCGTCCTGCCCGGCGCCGTGATCGGCTGGGACATGTCGGCAGCGCTGGCGCTCGGTCACGCGCTCGGCGTGCCGCCGCTCGCCATGGCCGAACTGCTGCCGGTCATCGAAGCGGTGATGGTGGCCAAGCTCAACGAACAGATGGAACGCCCCAATGGCTGAAAAGCGTGTGTCCGTCCGCCTCGCCGCGGTCGGCGGGCGACAGGTGCGCGCCGAGCTGGAAGGCGTGGGCGAAGCCGGGGCGCGTGGCTTCGGGCGGCTGAGCCGCGAGATGGAGGCGGCGACCGCCCGGCTTGCGGCCTTCTCGCGCCGGGTGCGCGTGGCCGCCGCTGCCGCAGTTGCCGCCGCGACCGCCGCTGGCGTGGCGATGATCCGCTCCGGTCTGCAGACGGTCGATGCGCAGGCCAAGCTCGCTCAGTCCCTCGGCACCACCGTCGCCTCGATCCAGACGCTGGAGCGCGCGGGCGAGCTGGCGGGCGTGTCGATGTCCGGCATCGAGCAGGCCACCAAGGATCTGACGCGTCGCCTCAGCCAGGCGGCCGCCGGGACCGGCCCTGCCGCCGATGCGCTGGATCGCCTCGGGCTTTCTGCGTCAGACCTGTTCGCCCTGCCGCTGGACCAGCGCGTCGGCGCGATCAACGCCGCCATCGAGAGCTTCGTGCCCGCCGCCGAGCGCGCGGCGGTCGCGGGGCAGCTCTTCGGCGAGGAAGGCTCCATCGCCATGAGCCGGATCGACACGGCGACGCTGCGCCAGGCGACGGAGGACGTCCTCGCCTTCGGCGTCGTCGTCTCCGAGCAGGACGCCGACCAGATCGAGCGGACGAACGATGCCATCTCAAGGCTCGGGCTGATCTGGCGCGGGTTGTCGAACCAGCTCGCGGTCGCCGCAGCCCCGGCACTGGAAGCCGTCGCCAACGCCATGGCGGCGGTCGCCAGCCGCACCTGGCCGCTCGGCATCGCGATCCGCGGTCTCTTCGACAACATCGGCCGCCTGACCACCTATGCCGCCACCTTCGCGGCGTTCCTTGCGGGCCGCTGGGTCGCCGGCATGGCCGCTGCTGCCCTTTCCGTCCGTGGCCTCGCCACGGCGCTGGTCGTCCTGCGCGGGGCGCTGATCCGGACCGGCATCGGGGCGCTGATCGTTGGCGCGGGCGAGCTCGTCTATCAGTTCACCCGTCTCGTCTCCGGTGCGGGTGGCTTTGGCGAGGCCATGTCGCTTCTGAAGGACGTCGCGGTCGAGGTCTGGGAACGGATCAAGATGGGCGCTGCTGCGGCGGGTGCGGCCGCCACGGCGATGTTCTTCGACCTGAAGGCCGACGCCGCGTCGGGCATGCAGAGCGCCATCGAGAGCGTGGTGGCCTTCGGCAACACGGCGGCGAACACCTTCGAGGGCGCCTACGAGGCGATCAAGGCGATCTGGGGTCTACTGCCCGCCGCCGTCGGCGATCTGGCGTTCCAGGCCGCCAACAGCCTGGTCGACGGCGTCGAGGCGATGCTGAACGGCGTGGTCTCCCGCATCAACGGCTTCATCGGTGGCATCAACCAGGGGCTGGAAGCGCTCGGCTCCGAGCGGCGCATCTCGCTGGTGCCCGACCTCGACCTCGGCGAGATCGAGAACCGTTTCGAGGGCGCGGCCAGCGCTGCGACCACCGCCGCGCAGGCGGCGTTCGACCGGGCCTTCGAGGACAACCCGCTCACCGCGCCCGACCTCGGTCTGACCGAGGCGGCGGACCGGGCGCTCGAGTCCGCGAACCTCTATCGCGGCGCCGCGCGCGATCTGGCCGAGGGAGCCCGCGCCCCGCTGGAAAGCTGGCAGGCCCTGCGCGAAGCAGTGCGTGGCACCGACGAGGCGAGCGCGGATGCGCTGACAGAGGCCACCGGCGCGGCCGAGCGCCTGGAGACGGCGCTTGGTGAAGCCGGGCGCGCAGCAACAGGTGCGGGTGCGGCGGCCGGGGCTGCTGCTGCGGCAGCGGAGCCCGCGACCGAGGCGGCCGTCACCGGCTGGCAGGCCGTCACCGCCGCTCTATCGGACTATGCCAGCAAGGCCCGCGACATCGGTGGCGACATCGGCCAGACCCTCGTCGGCGCCTTCCAGTCGGCGGAGAACGCGGTCGGTGAGTTCGTGAAGACCGGCAAGCTCGACTTCCGCGACATGGTCACGTCGATGATCGCCGACCTCGCCCAGCTGGCGGCGCGCCGGTTCATCCTCGGGCCGATCGCAAACGCGCTCTCCGGCGTGTTCTCCGGCGCGGGCGGCATCTTCGCCAACGTCCTGCATGCGGGCGGGATGGTCGGATCGGCTGGGCCGTCGCGCATGGTCCCGGCGATGGCCTTCGCCGCTGCGCCGCGGATGCATTCCGGCGGCATGGCCGGCCTCCGCCATGACGAGGTGCCCGCGATCCTGCAGCGCGGCGAGCGGGTGCTGTCGCGGCGGGAGGCACAGAGCTACGGCGCGGGCGGCGGGGTCAACGTCACCATCATGGCGCGCGACGCCGAGAGCTTTCGGCAATCCCGCACGCAAGTCGCGGCAGACATCGCCCGTGCGGTCTCGCTCGGGCGGAGGGGCATGTGATGGCGTTTCACGAGGTCCGGTTTCCCGACAACATCAGCCGCGGCGCGCGCGGCGGGCCGGAACGGCGCACGCAGATCGTCGAGCTCGCCTCGGGTGACGAGGAGAGGAACGCCAGCTGGGCGAACTCGCGCCGCCGCTACGACGTGGCTTACGGCATCCGCCGCGCGGACGATCTGGCGGCCGTCGTGGCTTTCTTCGAGGCGCGGAACGGGCGGCTGCATGGCTTCCGGTTCAAGGACTGGGGCGATCACAAGTCCTGCCTGCCCTCGGGTACGCCGTCGCCGACGGATCAGGCAATCGGCACCGGCGACGGCACCACCACTGCGTTCCAGCTGGTCAAGCGCTATGCCTCGGGCGCGCAATCCTGGACGCGCGCCATCGCCAAGCCGGTGGCGGGCACCGTGCGCATCGCGCTCGGCGGGATCGAGCAGCTCTCCGGCTGGTCCGTCGACACCGCGACCGGCGTCGTCACCTTCAGCGCCGCGCCGGGCGCTGGCGTCGCGATCACCGCGGGCTTCGAGTTCGACGTGCCGGTCCGCTTCGACACCGACGCGCTCGACGTGACGCTCGACCTCGAGCGGCTCGGCTCGATCACCTCCATTCCGCTTCTGGAACTGCGCCGATGAAGACCCTCGATCCCGCCCTGCAGGCCCATCTCGACGAGGGCACGACCACGCTCGCGTGGTGCTGGCGGATCACGCGCGCCGACGCCGTGAGCTTCGGCTTCACCGACCACGACCGAACGCTCAGCTTCGACGGGACGGTTTTCGAGCCCGAGAGCGGACTCACCGCGTCCGAGGTGCGCTCGGGCTCGGACCTATCGGTCGATGCGCAGGACGCCGAGGGCGTGCTGACTTCGGACCGGATCACCGAGACCGACATCCTCGACGGCCGCTGGGACAATGCGGAGGTCGAAGTCTGGCGGGCGAACTGGGCCGATACGAGCCAGCGCGTGCTGATGCGGCGCGGGGCCATCGGCCAGATCCGGCGTGGGCGTCTGGCCTTCGTCGCCGAGGTCCGCTCGCTCGCCCACGTCCTCGGCCAGACGGTCGGGCGGACCTTTCAGGCGACCTGCGACGCCGCGCTCGGCGATGCGCGCTGCGGCGTCGATCTGGAGGACCCGGCCTTCAAGGGCACGGGCGCGGTGATCGATCTGCTGCGGGATCGCGCCTTCACCGCCTCCGGGCTTAGCGGCTTCACCTCCGGCTGGTTCACCTTCGGGACGCTCGAATGGACCAGCGGCGCGAACGCGGGGCGGCGCACCGAAGTGCTGGGCCATGACGTCACGGATGGCATCGCCGTGCTGACCCTGCTCGAAGCGCCGGTGCGCGCGATCGCCGAAGACGATGCCTTCACCATCCGCGCGGGCTGCGACAAGCGCATGGAGACCTGCGGGGCGAAGTTCGCCAACACCGTCAACTTCCGCGGCTTCCCGCACATCCCCGGCCAGGACGCCGTCCTCCGCTACGCCACCAAGGATGCCGGGCACGAGGGAGACGTGCTGTGACGCAACCCCTCGCATTGGCCGACCCCGCGCGCGTCATCGCCATCGCGCGGTCCTGGCTCGGCACGCCGTATCACGATCTGGCCAGCCTTCGGTGCGTCGGTTGCGACTGCCTCGGACTGGCGCGCGGGATCTGGCGCGAGGTCGTCGGGCCCGAACCGTTCCCGATCCCGCCCTACAGCCGCGACTGGGGCGAGATCGGGCCGCGCGAGGTACTGGCCGAGGGCGCGCGGACCATGATGATCGAGGTGTCGCCTGCCGAGGCCGGTTGCGGCGCGCTGGTCCTCTTCCGCATGAAGCCCCGCGCCATCGCGAAGCATGTCGGGATCCTGACCGCGCCCGACAGCTTCCTCCATGCCTATGAGCGGCTCGGCGTGATCGAGGAACCGCTCACCAAAGCCTGGCGGCGTCGCATCGCCTTCGCCTTCCTGTTCCCGCAACGCTGAGATCCACACATGGCAACGCTTGTTCTCGGCGCGGCCGGCGCCGCCATTGGCGGTTCGATCGGCGGCGCGATCCTCGGCGTCAGCGCAGCGACCATCGGCGGGTTCATCGGCTCCAGCATCGGCTCGGTCGTCGACAGCTGGATCATCTCGTCGCTGGCGCCCACGCAGCGCATCGAAGGCGCGCGGCTCGACACGCTGCGCATCACCTCGGCCACGGAGGGCGCGGTGATCCCGCGGCTCTACGGGCGCATTCGCATGGGCGGCAACATCACTTGGGCGACCGATTTTCGTGAGGAGACCAAGACCACCACGCAGGGCGGCGGCAAGGGCGGCGGGGGCGGCAAGGTCAAGACGACCGAGTATCTGTACTACGCCTCCTTCGCCGTGGCGCTCTGCGAGGGTCCGATCACCGGCATCGGACGCATCTGGGCCGACGGCAAGTCGATGGACCTCTCCGGCGTCACCTGGCGCTGGTATCCGGGCGACGAGACCCAGACCGCCGATCCGTTCATCGCCGCGAAGATGGGCGCGGCCAGCACGCCTGCCTATCGCGGCACCGCCTATGTCGTCTTCGAGGACCTGCCGCTCTCGACCTACGGCAACCGCCTGCCGCAGCTGTCCTTCGAGGTGTTCCGGCCGCTCGTCGATCCCGACACGGCCGAGGGACTGACGCAGGCCGTCACCATGATCCCGGCCTCGGGCGAGTTCACCTATGCCACGCAGGCGATCCGCAAGACCGATGGCGGCGCGACGGTGCCCGAGAACCTGAACGCGCTGGCCGACTCCACTGACATGGTGGAGGCGCTGGACCGGCTGCAGGCCATGGCGCCAGCGGTCGAGAGCGTGAGCCTCGTCGTGGCGTGGTTCGGCGACGACCTGCGCGCGGGATCGTGCAAGGTGCGGCCGGGCGTCGAGGTGTCGGCCAAGTCGACCACACCCGCCAGCTGGTCGGTCAACGGCGTCAGCCGCGCCAGCGCCTTCCTCGTCAGCCGCGACGATCAGGACCGCCCCGTCTATGGCGGCACGCCGTCCGACTTCGCCGTGGTGCAGGCGATCGAGGAGATGAAGGCGCGCGGGCTGCGCGTCACCTTCTACCCGTTCATCCTGATGGACGTGCCGCCCGGCAACACGCTGCCGAACCCGTATTCCGACAACGCCGCCGAGATCGGCCAGCCTGTATTCCCCTGGCGGGGGCGGATTACCTGTTCTCCCGCGGCGGGTTTCGCGGGGACGGTGGACAAAACCGCCACTGCGACCACGCAGGTCGCGGCGCTGTTTGGCGCGGCCACACCCGCAAGCTTCAGCGTCTCGGGTCAGTCGGTTTCGTGGACCGGAACGCCCGGCGACTGGGGCCTGCGCCGCATGGTGCTGCACTATGCCCATCTCTGTGCGGCGGCAGGCGGGGTGGACGCCTTCCTGATCGGGACCGAGATGCCGGGGCTGACGACCATCCGCTCCGGAGCCAGCACCTATCCGGCAGTGCAGGCCTATCGGGACCTGCTCGCAGACGTGCGCTCGATCCTCGGGTCCGGCACGAAGATCGGCTATGCCGCCGACTGGAGCGAGTATTTCGGGCACCAGCCGGGCGATGGTTCGGGGGACGTATTCTTCCATCTCGACCCGCTCTGGGCGGACCCGGAGATCGATTTCGTCGGCATCGACAACTACATGCCGCTCTCCGACTGGCGCGACGGTTTCGAGCATCTCGACGCGGCCGAGGGCTGGCCCGCGATCTACGACCGGGGCTATCTGCAGGGGAACATCGCGGGCGGCGAAGGCTTCGACTGGTTCTATGCCAGCGCGGCGGATCGCACCGCGCAGGTCCGGACCCCGATCACCGATGGGGCGGCGGCCAAGCCGTGGGTCTTCCGCTACAAGGATCTGCGCGCCTGGTGGTCGAACCCGCATTACGACCGTCCGGGCGGTGTGGAGAGCGCAACGCCGACGGCGTGGGCGCCGCAGTCGAAGCCGATCTGGTTCACCGAGTTGGGGTGCCCCGCCATCGACCGGGGCACAAACCAGCCGAATGTCTTCTTCGATCCGAAGTCATCGGAGAGCTTCACGCCGCATTTCTCGCGGGGCTGGCGGGACGACGCCATCCAGCGGGCCTATCTGGAGGCGACGTATCTCTGGTGGGGCGAGGCCGCGCACAACCCGGTGTCCTCGGTCTACGGCGGCCGCATGGTGCATGTCCCCGAATGCGCCGCCTGGACCTGGGACGCGCGGCCGTACCCGTTCTTCCCGGCGCTGACCGATGTCTGGACGGACGGGGCGAACTGGCGGCTCGGCCACTGGCTGACCGGGCGGCTCGGCGCGGTGTCGCTGGCGGCGCTCGTCCGGCACCTCTGTCTGCGCGCCGGGCTGCCCGAGTCCCGCATCGACGTCACCGGCCTCTGGGGCGCGGTCGAAGGCTATGCCATCACCGCGCTGGAGAGCCCGCGCGCCTCGATCACCACGCTGTCGCGCCACTTCGGCTTCGACGCTGTGGAGACCGAGGGGGTGATCCGCTTCGTGATGCGCGGCCGTGCCTCCGTCGCCACCCTCGGGCCCGACGACCTGGTGGCCGCCCGTGAGGGCGACGTGCTGGAACTGACGCGCGGCCAGGAGACCGAACTGCCGCAGGCGCTGAAGTGGCAGGTCGCCCGCGCCGACGAGGATTACGACGCCGCCCTTGTCGAAGCGCGGCGCATCACGGTCGACACGACCCGGATCGCGTCCGAATCCTTCCCGATGGCGGTGCCGCCCGAGGAGGCCGAACGCCGCTGCCGCCGCGCGCTGATGGAGGCATGGGTCGGGCGCGAGACGGCGGCGTTCCGTCTGCCGCCCTCGCGCCTCGCGCTCGATCCGGCCGATGCGGTCCGGCTGGAGCATGACGGGCGGCTGGTCGATCTGCGGCTTGTCTCCATCGCCGACGCGGAGGCGCGCGGGATCGAGGCGGTGCGCCAGGACCGCGCAACCTACGACCTGCCGCCCGGCGATCCCCGCGCAGCCTCGCTGACGCGGGCCGTCGTGTTCGGCGTGCCGGACGCGGTGCTGATGGACCTGCCGCAGCTGACCGAGGACCAGCCCGCGCATCGGCCGCTGGTCGCCGCGCACGCCGTTCCCTGGCCGGGAGAGATGGCGGTGTTCCGCAGCCCGTCGACCGATGGGTTCGAGCTGCTCACCAGCTTCGGCACACGAGCACGGATCGGCACGCTGGTCTCGGACCTCTACGCAGGTCCCACCTCGCGCTTTGATCTCGGCAATGCGCTTGTGGTCGACTTGCTGACTGGCACGCTGGAAAGCGTCACCGATCTGACGCTGTTCGGCGGCGCCAACGCGCTGGCTATCGAGAGCGCGTCGGGCGTCTGGGAGATCGTGCAGGCGGGCGCGGCCGAGCTGCTGGCGCCCCGCCGGTATCGTCTGACCCGGCTCCTGCGCGGCCAGCGCGGGACCGAAAGCGCCATGAGCAATCCGGCGCCCGCAGGCGCGCGCGTAGTCGTGCTGGACGACAGCCTCGCGTCCCTGCCCACCGCCGAGGCCGATCTCGGCATCCCGTGGAACTGGCGCATCGGCCCCGCGAGCCGTCCGGTCAGCGACGAGACCTATGTGGCGCAGGCCTTCACTCCAGTGGGCGTGGGGCTGCGGCCGTTCTCGGTCGCCCATGTCGAGCAGCCATGGCGCACGCCGCGCATGCCCGGCGATCTGACCATCCGTTGGACGCGCCGGTCCCGCGCGCTCGCGGCCGACAGCTGGGGCGGGCTTGAGGTGCCGCTGGCCGAGGAGCTCGAAGCCTACGAGGTCGAGATGCTTGACGGCGCAACCGTGAAGCGGGTGCTGAGCGCATCCACCACCAGCGCCGTCTATACCGCCGCCCAGCAGACCGCCGATTGGGGCGCGCCACTCGACGCCGGCGAGAGCCTCACCGTCCGCATCTTCCAGCTCTCCGCCCTCGTCGGGCGGGGCGCGCCCGAGACCGTCACGCTCTTGTTCTGAAGGCCATCCCATGTCCGACGCCACGACCCATCTCCTGCTGCCCTACATCCTGGCGGCGCAGGCCCAGAAGCACGTCACCCACAACGAGGCGCTGCGGCTGCTCGACGGGCTCGTCCAGCTCTCCGTCCTCGCCCGTGACCTGACCTTGCCGCCAGGAAGTCCCGCCGATGGCGACCGTTACATCGTCGGCTCGGCCGCGACGGGCGACTGGGCGGGCTGGGACCTGAACGTGGCGCTCTGGACGGATGGGGCGTGGATGCGTCTGCCACCGAGGTCCGGCTGGCGCGCGTGGGTCGAAGGCGAGGGCCTGCTGCTGGTCTATGACGGCGCGAGTTGGATCGGCACCACACCGGCGGCGCTGCAGAACATGGCACTCCTGGGGCTCGGCACCACGGCGGATGGGTCGAACCCGTTCTCGGCCAAGCTGAACGCCGCGCTCTGGACGGCGAAGACCGTCGCCGAGGGTGGCACCGGCGATCTGTTCTACACCATGAACAAGGAGGCGGCGGGCGACGATCTCGGGCTGACGCTCCAGACCGGCTTCGTCACCAAGGCGCTTGTGGGGCTCTTCGGCTCGGACAGGTTCCGCCTCGCGGTCTCGGCCGACGGCAGCACTTTCTTCGACGGGCTGAGCGTCGACAACGCGAACGGCATCGTCGATCAGCCCCGGCTGCCGCGGTTCAAGGCGTACACGAACTACGACAACTACGTCGGCGTCGGGACCTGGACGAAGATCGGCCTCAACAACACCGACACCAACGATCAGGGGGCGTTCGACGCCGCGAACAACCATTTCGTGGCTCCGGTCGACGGCACCTACCTTTTCGGCGCGACGCTGCTCTACAAGATCAACGCCAGCGCCACGGCCCGCATGCGCGGGCGGCTGGTGCTGAACGGCACGACCGAAATCCGCGGCTCCCTCGGCGAAATCTCTGCCACCCATGTCTCGCTCGCCACCGCCATCTGGCTGCAGACGATGGTCCCGCTGACCGCGGGCGATACCGTCGAGCTGCAGGGGTATTTCCGGGTCGCGGACGGCTATTTCGCCGCCGATCACACGTCCTTCTGGGGCTGCAAGATCGGCTGAGCGGCGGAGGGAGGAACCGATGAACCCACCCCGATCCGAGGGCTTCGTGCGCATGCCCGACGCCGAGTTCGAGGCGATCCTGACGCGGGCGGCGGAGGAAGGCGCGAAGCGCGCGCTCGCCGATGTCGGCCTCGATGGCGACGAGGCCGCGCTCGACATCCGCGATCTGCGCTCCCTGGTAGACTGCATCCGGCTGGTGCGCCGCACCGCCATGCAGACCGCCGTCCGCATGATCACCACCGGCGTCATGCTGGCGCTGCTGGCGGGGATCGCCATCAAGCTGAAGATCTTCGGCGGCAGCCCGTAGCCGCTCGCCATCCCTGTTCATCAGCCCAACCGCACCCGCCCTCGTGGCGGGGTGAGCAGTGGTCTGCCTGACAGGCAGACGGGAAGGTCCAGTGGACCTTCCCGAACGGCGAACGCACCGAGCCCTGCGAGGGGCCGGAAACTTGTTTTTGGAGGACCCCATGACAACGACATTCCACGGCCATTGGCGCAACGTGCCCGAGCGTACCTGGCGCTGGCCGAACTTCTCGCCTGCAGAGATCGCCTGCCGGGGCACCGGCAAGCTGCTGATCAACGAGCCCGCTCTCGACAAGCTGCAGGCGCTCCGTGATCGGCTCGGCAAGCCGCTGATTGTGCGTTCCGCCTATCGTAGCCCGGAACACAACCGCGCCGTCGGTGGCGCAACCCGCTCCAAACACCTCGACGGCACGGCTTTCGACATCGCCATGGCGAACCACGATCCTGCGGCGTTCGAGGCAGCGGCACGGGAGGTCGGGTTCCTCGGCTTCGGTTTCTATCCGCGCTCGGGTTTCATTCATGTCGATCTCGGACCTGCGCGTCAGTGGGGCGAGCGGTTCCCGGCCCGGGCGACTGCCTTCGCGGCGGAGACGCCGCCCGCGCGCGAGGTGCTCGCCGACAGCCGCACCATGAAGGGGGGTGGCGCGGCCGGAGTGGCGACGCTGGGCGCGGCGGGCGTCGAGGTAGCGCAGAGCGCCCTGGCCGAAACGCAGATCGCGATCCTTCCGCTGGTCCCGTATCTCGATACGCTGCGCTGGGTGTTCATCGCGGTGGCTCTCGGCGGCATCGCGGTCACGATCTACGCGCGTCTCGATGACTGGCGCAGGGGGCGGCGGTGATCGCGCTCCTCGCTGGGTTCGCCGCCAGCCCATGGATGCGGACTGCCTTGAGCTACGGCGCGATCGTGCTCGCCGTGCTCCTGTTCCTGCTTTCGCTTCGGCGGTCCGGCGAGCGCGCGGGACGCCTCGCCGAACGCCTTGTGACCACGGAGAAGGCCAATGATGTCCAACGCCGGATGCTGGAAGCGGCGGCTCGCCGTCCTCGCGATCACCACGAGCTTGCTGAGCGGCTGCGCGACGGTGAGTTCTGAATCAGGTCGCGTGTCGGCTTGTCCGCCGGTGGTGGAGTACAGCCGAGAGTTTCAGGCCCGCGCGTCAAACGAGGTGGCGCAACTCCCCAAGGGGGCTGCGATCGCCATCATGCTGACTGACTATGCGGTTCTGCGTGCACAGAATCGCGCCTGCTGA